AAGGGCTGATGGAGAAGAAATAGAGGATGATATAATTCCTCCAGAATTAAAAGTAGCAGTTTATGAATTGGTAATTTCTTCTATTGCTGCCGATAGAATGGAAGATGATCCTTTAGCTGGATTAGGAAGTGTTAAAGTTGGGCCTCTTACAGTTATGGCAGGTCCAGAAAAACCAAATCAAACAACAAAAAAAGCAATACCAGAAAAAATAAGAATGATTTTAAAAGATATTACATCTGGAAGTGGTGGAGTTGTTAGACTGTTAAGGGCTTAAAGGATTTTTATGACAGCACTTTATGATAGTATAGCGGGAATTGCAAATCAAATATTGACTACTTATGGTCAGTATCTTGAAATTTCCAATGCTGTATCTGGTGCTTATGATCCGGCAATTGGAACAAGTTCTTCTACAGTTACAACACAAACAGGAATTGGTGCAATATTTGAATATGAGAATAAAAATATTGATGGTGTTTTAATACAGAAAGGAGATAAACAAGTTATTTTATCTCCTGTTGGAATTACGGCTCCAAAATTAAATGATGTAATAAATATTGGTGGAATTTCTCATACAATTATAAATGTGGGAACAATAAGTCCGGCTGGAACAATTTGTCTTTATGATTTGAATGTGAGAGTTTAAAAACAAAAGATGCAAACTACCATCAATATAGATAAAATCATGAATACCGTTACAAACAAAGCTGATCTTCTAGTAAAAAGAGTTGTTGAAGAAGTGATGGATGCTATTCATGAAATTCCGGTTCCTATTGGTGATCCTTCTTTGTGGAAACGTCCTAATAATGCTCCTCCAGGATATGTTGGTGGTCATTTTAAAAAAAATTGGCAATTGAAGATTGATAGTGAAAGCATTTCTGAAATTGAGGGACATGACTATCAAGGAGTTTTGGAAAGTGAAAAAGCCAAGATTCCAACAAAAGCTGCAAATGTTAAATATTATTATTATGCAAATCCAACTCCCTATGCGTATGATTTGGAATACGGAAGATATGGAGTTCCCCACAGTTCACAAGCTCCAAATGGAATGGTAAGATTGACAGCACAAGAATTTCCTTCTATTGTTCAAAAAGTTTTACAGGAGTTAAAATGAGTCTTGTTATTGTTACCATTCGCTCTTTACTGGAACAAAGATTAAATGGAATAACTCCTGCTATTTCGTATGCTTGGGAAAATAGCCCTTTTACATCTGTAAATGGAGTTCCTTACGCTAAAATATTTTTACTTTCTTCTACTCCGGAAAATCCCACTTTAGGGGATGGATTTTATCGTGAAAATGGAATTTTTCAAGTATCTTTACTTTATCCCTTATCTGTTGGATCATCTACGGCAGCAACAAGAGCAGAATTAATAAGAACTACTTTTAAACGTGGAACCTCCATGATAAGTGGTAATATAACAGTTAGAATTCCAAAAACCCCTAAAATAGGACAGGGAGTTGTAGATACTGACAGATGGCATGTTCCTGTTAGTATCCCTTTCTTTGTAGATATAATAAGTTAATAAAAACATAATAAAACATAATAACCATTTAATTAAAGGAAAAATATTATGGCGATAGCAAGTGGAGTAGCAAAAAAATTAGTTTTGTGTGCTCAATCTGCACAAGGCACCATTGCAGTAACTACGGATGCAACGGCTCAGTATCTTCGTAGGGTGTCAAGCACTTTGGATTTAACCAAAGAAACATATCAGAGTAATGAAATTAACTCTAATTATCAGATTACTGATATGCGTCATGGTGTACAATCTGTGGATGGTTCTATTTCTGGTGAACTTTCTCCTGGAACTTACAAACTTTTTCAGGCAGCTATTTTAAAAAGAGATTTTACAACGGTAACTACTTTGACAGCTTTGACCGATTGTGCCGCAGCATTAACAACAACTCCTGCTGGAACTTTTACAAGTGCAACTGCTACTTTTCTACAGAGTGGAATTAAAATTGGTATGATAATTAGATGCACAGGCTGGTTGACCACCGCTGTAAATAATAATGACCATAATTTTTTGGTAACTAATGTTACAGATACCGTTTTAACTGTTACTCCTCTTGATGGAGCTTCTAATCCTTTAGTAGCAAAAATAGCAGGAGATTCTATTGTTTTTTCTATTCCTGGAAAAGTTACATTTGTTCCAGATACAGGTCATACTGAAAAATGGTTTACCATTGAACACAATTATTCTGATCTTGATCTTTCCGAAGTTTTTTGGGATTGTAAAGTAAATACAGCGTCTTTTAAACTTCCAGCTTCTGGTATGGCTACTACTGATTATGGTATCATGGGTTTGAATAATACAGATGTTTCCGGAGCAAGTGCCCCTTACTTTACTCCTGGAACTGTTTTAGCAGCTTCTACTACTGGATCATTAGCGGGTGTAAATGGTGTTCTTCTTGTAGAAGGTACTCCAATAGCCCTTTTGACAGGTCTTGATTTTGATATTGCTGCTGGATTATCTTCTGAAGCCGTTGTTGGTTCTAATGTAAAGCCCTTTTTGTTTGATGGAAAAGTTGCCGTAAAAGGGAATATGTCTGTATTTTTTGCAGACAGTACATTTAAGAATTATTTTAAAAACGAAACAGAAATCTCCATAGTTGGGGCATTTACAACCTCTAATGCTAAAGATGCCTCTTTCTTGGCTTTTAGTTTTCCAAGAGTAAAAGTTGGGGGTTCCTCTAAAGATGATGGAGAAAAAGGACTTGTTCAGACAGTTCCATTTACGGCACTTTTGAATTCTACTGGTGGTCCGGCAACTGGAGCAACTGCTACAAGTAAATTTAAAACAACTATGGCTATTCAAGATAGTACAATATAGTGAGATGAAACCAATAATAAGAAGGAGTACGGAAATGGCAAAAAAAGCTGGGATAGACTTAGCAGAAATCGACACAATTAAAAAATCTAATTCGGGATTTGATGTTCGTGTTTATCACCCGGGAACAAATGAGGATTTGGATATTGTGATTACAGTTCTTGGAAAAGATTCGGATGAATTTCAAAAAGTGAGTAGAGCACATTCCAAAAAAAGAATGGCAAAATTATCTAAGGGAGGGTTTAGGAGTAACGCTTCTATCCCCCTTGAAGAAATTGAACAGGATGGAATTGCTCTGCTTGCTGCTTGCACCAAAGCATGGACTGGAATTATAATTGATGGCAAAACCATTGATTGTAATCTTGAAAATGCCCAAATGGTATATGAACGGTTCCCATGGATAAGGGAGCAAGTGGATTCTGCGGTAGGTGACAGAGCAAATTTTATCTAACGCTGACGGAAGCCCTCATCGAGTATGCCGAACATGAATTCTCCCTAAATGCTCGGCAGAAAGATGGAGCAACCCTTCGGGATCATCTTGAGTTAGTCCGCAAACAAACAGGAGTATGCCCCGAACAGCTTGAACCAGCGGAATTACCAGAATGTCTTTTTTATCTTTGGAATTGGTTTAATGTTTTATCATCAAAAAGAGGGTTTAGTGAAGTGGGAGTTCTACCCTTAACTTTTACAGAAATTTATTCCTGGACTCAACTTAACAAAATAGAATTAGAAAGTTGGGAACTTCATAGTCTTACTACGATTGATGCTGTTTATTTAACGGAGACCAGAAAAAAATGAGTGGAAATATAGAAGATGTAGGAATAAAACTCACCTTAGATGATTCTGGTTTAAAAAAAGATTTAGTTGATGTTCAAAAAACATTTGAAACTACTGCTAAAAATGGAACTGATGCTTATGATAAAGCATGGAAAACTTTAGGTTCCAAATCAAAAGAAACTTTTTCTGCTATAAAAGAAGCTGCTAATAAAGCTTTTTCTGATATTAAAATGGCAGCTTCCATAGAAGAAGCAAATCGTGCAGCAAAACTTCTTGTAGTTACTATTGAAAAAATAAATAAACTACAAGCTACTCCATTAAGTGATGCTGATAAAAAGATACTTGCTGCTGAGAAAGCCGCTGCACAATTAGCTGATAAAATTGGCAAAGCTCATGGACAAGCTTTAGAAATGAACAAAGCCTTTGATGAAACTCAACGAAAAATGCGTGGTATTGCAAATGAGATGAACAAGGCTTTTGATAACGCTAAAATAGAAGCTACTGCTAAATCTGCTGCTAAATTATCTGCGGAGTTTAATAAAGCTCATGGACAAGCTTTAGAAATGAACAAAGCTTTTGATAAATCTAAAGGTTCCATTGATGGCGCAGCAACAAGTATGTTCAGTTTTGCAAATGCTTTAAAAACTTTTATAATAAATGAGGTTTATCAAAAAGTAAAAGATTTTGGAGTTGCTATTTTTGAAGCTGGACAAAAAACACTTCAAGCAGAAAATACTTTTAGGGTAATTACTGGATCAGTTGAAAAAGCAAATTCCGAATTTAGATTTTTAAGAGAAACCGCAGATAAACTTGGTTTAAATTTTTATACTTTAAGAGATAGTTTTAAATCTTTCCTTGCAGCCGCACAATTCAGTAAACTTCCATTAACAGAAGTTCATGCAATTTTTAAATCTATTTCAAATGCTGGTGCTGTTTTAGGTTTATCAAATGAACGAATGTCTTTGACCTTCTTGGCTTTGGAACAGATGATGTCAAAAGGTAAGGTATCCATGGAGGAGCTCCGGAGGCAATTAGGGGATAATTTGCCTGGAGCGTTCCAAATTGGTGCAAAAGCAATGGGAATGACCGTTGAAGCTTTTGATAAAGCTGTTTCTGCTGGACGAGTTTATTCTGATGATTTCCTACCTAAATTTAGAGTTGCAATGGATGAAGCTTTTAAAGGAACAATTCCGGAATCTGTTGCCGCTTTAAACAAACTTTCAGAAGCTTGGGAAGATGCAAAAAATAAAATGGCTTCTGATGGTTTTATGGACAAAATAGCTTCAATAATGAGGGAACTTACAGAACAATTAGGGGATGCAAGAAATATTGAAGCTGTAACA